AAACAGGAGTAGGAGCAACAGCAGGCGACCTTTATCAGGTTAATGCTACTCTTTTTTTATTAACAGTCAAAAAAGCAGATGGTGTTGCAATTGATTTAAGAACTGAAGACGAATCTACTGCTAGTGGAGTAGATCTAATTGATGGCGCTGTAGAAATGATTTTAAAAGAACTCAATCCCCTAGCATACCTAGTTACAGATTCATCAGCAGGCACAATTCATCTTGTGATGGACAAAAATGCCACAGCATCAGATATACAGACAAGAGTGAGAAGAGTTGGCTTAAATCCAAACGACGACGGATCAACCGTTCTTGGTTCTGGTAATGTTGATGTTAGCGGTTCAACTGTTACAGCGGCTACATCGTTCACAGTAGCATAATTTTTTTTACCAACAATCACTAAATATTTTTATGAGATTCTTTGGCGAATATTCTGATGGATTACGATTAACATCGATAAAGATTATCTACAAGATGCCAGACTATTCCAATGTACTCAATGAATTTTGGTGGCAGACGTTGGACGTACCACCTAAATATCCCAGAATGAAAACATTCGTAGACTATTGGAATGATTATATAGAAGGTATCATACACTCATTGGAGATAGGACACGTAGACGAGTTTGGTCCAATTAAGTGGACTAATGTAACAAATACTTTTAAAATCAAGTAATAGTTTTTACTTAAATACTGTAAAATTATGGCATACGTAAGTTTAGATTCAGAACAGGTAAAAAAAGCCAATAAGAAACACAAGTATACTCACGAGCAGGTACTTCAATTGGAACAATGCATGGATCCTAAAACAGGACCCCTGTACTTCATGAAAAATTTTATCAAGATACAGCATCCAGTCAAAGGGTCTATGGCTTTCAACCCGTTTCCCTATCAAGAGAGATTGATCGAGAGTTACAACAATCACAGATTTAGTATCGCGATGCTACCACGACAAACAGGTAAGACCACCTGTGCGGCAGGATACCTCATATGGTATGCGATGTTTAGACCAGATTCACAGATACTGATTGCGGCACACAAATATCAAGGAGCATCAGACATTATGTCTCGAGTGCGTTATGGTTATGAAATGTTGCCATCTTGGATCAAAGCAGGAGTAACACAGTACAACAGAAACTCTATAGAATTTGATAATGGTTCCAAAATCATGGCAACCACCACAACAGAAAACACAGGACGAGGTATGTCCTTAACAATGATCTACTGCGATGAGTTTGCATTCGTTCAACCGCCTGAAAAGGCCAAAGAATTTTGGACTTCACTGTCTCCTACACTGTCCACAGGAGGAAAATGTTTGATTACTTCTACACCAAACTCAGATGAAGATCAGTTCGCACTTATTTGGAAAGAAGCACTCAAACGATATGATGATTATGGCAATGACAATGTGGTAGGAACCAATGGTTTCTATGCTATGAAAGCACACTGGTCAGAACACCCTGATCGAGATGAAGCATGGGCCGCGGCTGAGAAATCCAGAATCGGTGAAGAACGATTCCGTCGAGAGCATGAATGTGAATTCTTAATCTTTGACGAAACATTAATTTCAAGCATACGATTGGTAGAAATGGAAGGTATAGATCCTATATGGAATATGGGACAGGTACGTTGGTATTCTAAACCCAAACCTAAACACACTTACATGGTAGCACTGGATCCGTCAATTGGAACAGGAGGAGACTACTCTGCTATACAGGTTGTTGAGTTACCCACATTCAAACAGGTAGCAGAATGGCATCATAACACCACACCTGCCAATCATCAAATAAGAATACTGCAAGAAATTAACAAATATATTCACGACACCATAATGGAACAGGATTCCACAGCATCTCCTAGCATATTCTATTCTATGGAAAACAACACACTGGGAGAAGCGGCCTTGATGCGAGTAATGGATATTGGTGAAGAAAACATTCGAGGTATGTTCCTATCTGAGCCCATACGAAAAGGACACAGACGTAAGTTTAGAAGAGGATTTAATACCACTGCCAAACACAAAATAGATGCTTGTGCTAAATTTAAAGAGTTAGTTGAAAATAACAAATTAGAAATAAACTCTAAACCTTTGATATCAGAACTTAAAAACTATGTGGCCACAGGAGTGTCCTACAAGGGTAAACCAGGCGAGCACGATGACCTTGTATCTGCTATGCTACTGGCTACTAGAATGATGAAAGTATTAGCGGATTTTGACCCCAAAATATTCGAACGTTGGACTGACAGAACCACCGAATGGACTGCCCCAATGCCTATATTTGCCAACCTAGGTTCTTAATAAATACAGTATGATTTCAGCAAAAACGTCAAACGACCTATTCAATAAAGTACGAAGCAAGTTTGCCAACATTCAATTGGGCGACAGTGTGGGCGGTGTAACTGCTAATCCTGGAGATGCTGTGTTTTTTGACTTTGAATTCAGTGAAAATTCAGACGAATTTGGTCGAGTTAGTATCAGTTTAGCCGATGGTGAAACTATGAAAGTGTTCTATAACAAAGGATTAGTGGAAAAATTAGAAGACGAAAACAAAACCAACTGGTATTCTTTCCTAAAAGAACTTAAAGACTTTGCAGTTGAGCATCAAATAGGCTTTGATGTGCGTGATATTACTAAGCCTAACCTATCACAACAGGATTTTAAGAATCTTGCAGATACTAACAAAACGGTAAATATAGACAGTATGTCGGAAGAATTAAACAGAATTACAAAATTAGCAGGTGTTGAAAAAGCAACAGCAACAGTAGCAGAAAGTCTAACAGGCACAAAGAAAAGTTCATATGAAAATTTAGATAAAACTAGATTAATTGTGAGACATTCTAAACCAGTTGAATCTGAAATGCCAGGTGCTAGAACAAGACACATTAATTCATTATACATCGAAAACGCAGATGGTGAGAGATTTAAGTATCCAGTGGTTCATTTAGCTGGTGCAAGAGCCATGCAAAGACACGTGGCTAACGGTGGATTACCACACGACGAATTTGGCGAACATATCATTAAAATGAGCGAACAGATTGCTCAACTTAATTCTTTTTCTAGATATGTTACTACCAAAGATCAATTGAATGATTCAGCAGGTGACATTATTGAAAAAGCCAAAATGAAATTAGAAACAATGAGAAAGTATGTTAAAGGACTTTCCAAACAAAAAAATTATGAATCAGTTAAAGCAAGTTTCCAACCTAGCACAATTGCTGAAATTGATGACGAAACTAAAAACACACTTAAAGATAAGTTTACTCTAAAACACTTTGATGAGAGAGTGGATCAAGTGTTACCTTTAATTAATTCTATTATGTCAGAATACGACGATGAAAAACCATTAAGTAAAAAAGATGTTGAAATACCTGCGCCAGTTGATGGTGGTGATGAAACACTTAAATTTTTAAACAGCGGTCAACCGTTGGTACTTAAAAAGAATCCGTCAGCAGATATGTTAACTTTTAGATCTGAATTTAAACAGAAAAAAGATATGTTAAGAACAGTGTTGATGGATATTGCAACAAGAATTTTACCAACAACACCAGAAACAGATACAATAGCAAATTTTGCATCAGCAATGGCAAACGATCTTGCTAAAGTAGGAGATGCTTTTGGCGATGTGAGCAGTAATACATTTAATAGAGATTTAAAAATTGCAGAAAAACTTGGAATTCGATATGTACAAGATATAGCCAAAATGAGGAAAGATCCAAACTACGCTGACACTGTGAGAAAAGATCCTCAAGATGTTAAAGCCAAAGTGGACCGACAAGGAAAAGCAAAAGTAAATGTCGAAGACACTGTGATTGAGGGTTGGGCAGACAACATCACTGAACAAAAACCTTACGTGTCTATGTACAAAGGTGATGACAACAAAATGGTTTATGATGTATTGGACAAAGAAGGCGAAAGTGCTTTCAAAAGCGATGACTACAAAATTGCCACAGACTATTTAAAAAAGAATTTTGATCAATTGTCAGGCAAAGAAACTGATGATGATGTTAACACAGCAATGACCCAAACTGCTATGGATGACGTAAACGAAAATCCAGAAACAGATTACGAAGGTTCGTTTGATTACGAGTTATACGGTGACGACGGCGAGACAGCATATGGCAAAATACACTACAAGGCAGTGAACGGAAAAGTTGATCCCAACTCCCTGCAGGGCGAATACGAGTATGAAGGCAATGCCAGAGTGGACGACGACCTTGCCACTCAAATGATTCAACCGGGCGGCGATGAGCATGACGAAGCATTGAAGGCCGCACAGGATGATTACGATTATGAAGCAAAAAATAAAAAAGAAAGCCAAGTCAACATTGATGATGAGTATAGGTTTCGTGACTGGTTGAAAAAAACACACAACAAACAAGTGCATGAATTGAAACCACAAGAATATGCAATAATTTCAAAACAGTATAGAGACGAAAAAAATAAAACAGAAGAACAACCTGTGGAAGAAGACGCAAGCGACGACGCATTGGCACAGGAATTAGCAAAATATTTCCATGGTATTGCGGATGGCTATCCTAAAGACCAGCACGGTGATCAGGAACACGAAGAAATGACTTCCATAGCGGATGCATTCAAGACCGATGGCCTACAGGCAGGCATGAATGACATAAACACATCAAGATTTGAATTTTCATCCAATCCTTTCGATCAGGATGGGTCAGGAGACATGGATGACGACATGATGATGTTGTTGAAAAAACACGGAGTATCCGCTAAAATGAAAGGCGCCCTCGCATACCTAGTGAAAGGTTCAAAAGCAATCACCAATCCGGAAGAAGAAACAGCAACAGAAGGCAATGACTTTGCTCAAGCAGTCAACAAAGCCAAAGCGGCTGGAATGAAACCAGGTGACAAGTTTGAAGTGGGTGGCAAAGAATACACTCTAAAAGATGCCATCGAACAGGCGGGTTTACAGTTGGAAACTTTCTTTGGTGAAGAAGAAGCAGAAGTAGAAACAGATACAAAACAACCTGCTGAATTAGATCATATTAAAAAACTCGCTGGTATCTAATTACCAAACAATCAAATAACAACATAACCAATTATCCATACACATTTCACTTGACCTTGTATAAATAAGTGTGTATATTACTCATTATGTCTAATATACATTTAGGCAAAATAAAACAAACATAGGCAAACAAGGAGGCTTACATTATGGCTACACTAGCAGAAATAAGAGCAAGACTTAAACAACAAGAAACAAGTCGCTCATCAACATCAACAATCGGCGGAGACAACGCCATCTACCCACATTGGAACATACAGGAAGGACAGGAAGCGGTCGTACGTTTCTTACCTGACAAGGATCCAAACAACACTTTCTTTTGGACTGAAAGAGCAATGATCAAATTGCCTTTCGCAGGAGTTAAAGGTCAAGCAGATTCAAGACCAGTACAGGTACAAGTACCATGTATGGAAATGTATGGAAAAACTTGTCCAATTCTAACAGAAGTTAGACCGTGGTTCAAAGATAAATCTATGGAAGACATGGGCAGAAAATACTGGAAAAAGAAAAGTTATATTTTCCAAGGTTTTGTGTTACAGAATCCATTAGCAGACGACAAAACACCTGAGAATCCAATCAGAAGATTCATCATTGGTCCTCAAATCTTCAACATCATTAGATCAGCATTGCTGGATCCAGAAATGGAAGAGCTACCAACTGATTCTGTGAGAGGTGTAGATTTTAGAATAACCAAAACTTCTAAAGGTGGTTATGCTGATTACTCTACTTCCAAATGGTCAAGAAGAGAACGAGCACTAGACGAAGCAGAGAGAGCGGCGATAGACAAGTATGGTCTACACAATCTCAATGACTTCAGACCTAAAGAACCAACAGATGCAGAAGTAAAAATAATCAAAGAATTATTTGAAAAATCTGTTGAGGGTGA